CTATTAAGGAAAACACTAATAAGATATTTCATTTTGATAATCATAAGCATTCATTTTCTGCTAAAGTTGGCAATGTAAAAAGCATCAAAGAAGTTCCAATGAAATGGACTGACTTAGGTGTGAATAAAGAGGGCAAAACTATATGTGTTATTGGGGAATCGGAACTTATTGAGGATTACAATAAACAAGTGTACCAAGCTTATAAGAATAACGAAATTAACCAACATTCCGTTGGGATGATTTACGTAAAGGTTGATTTAGCAGTTAATAATCCTGCTGATGAGGAATACTATAAAAATTGGAATGAGATATTTCCTTTATTAGGAAATCCAAACGAAGCGGAAGCAAAAGGACATTTTTGGATTGTAAGAGAAGCAAAATTAAAAGAGTATAGTTGTGTGTTATGGGATGGTTCAAATTCATTAACTCCAACACAAGATAAGACCGAGCCAACCGAAGAGGTTACTCAAGAAATCGAGCCGATTGTAGAAGTCACTCACGAAAAGGAAAAACAATTATTAAAGGAACTATTAAACAAATTTTAAAACAAATGGAAGAATTAATTAAAGAAGTAGCGGGAAAAGTAGAAGCTATGAAATCGAATCAAGTTACTAAAGAAGAACTTTTACAAGTTATGGCTGATGTAACTGCGTTAAAAACACAAGGTGCTGACGTAACTGCTGTTAAAGAATCAGTAGACGAATTGGCTCTTAAACTTTTAGGACTTGAAACTAAAGGAATCAATGTTAACGAAACTGAAACATTGAAATCAGTTTTAGATTCTAAAAAAGAAGAACTTTCAAGCCTTAAAAATAACCGTTCAGGTTCAGTTCAATTCGCATTGAAAGCAGTAGGACCAATGACTTTTGGTACTAACGTAACAGGACAAGTTCCAGTAGCTGAAAGAGAAACAGGAATTACAAGAATCCAAAGACGTAGCCCTTATTTACTTCAATTAGTAAACACTGGAACAATCATGTCTAACCTATGGGAATGGGTAGAGCAAAAACTTCCAGAAGGTGGTGCTGGAATGACTGGTGAGGGATTAGCAAAATCACAAGCTGACTTCGACTTAGTACTTGCAAGTGCTACAGTTAAAAAAGTAACTGCTTATATCAAAGTTACTAAAGAGATGCTTGACGATATTGACTTGTTACGTTCAGAAATCGACCAAGAATTAACTGAAATCATTAACCTAAAAATTGACGAGCAAATTTTGTCAGGTGTTGGTACAGGTGTTAATTTAACAGGTATCATGACTAATGCTACTGCTTGGACTGCTGGTGCATTCGCTCTTAGCGTAGTAAATCCGAACAATGCAGATGTATTGCGTGTTGCAATGAATCAAACCGAAGTAAACTTATTCAATTCGAACTATATCGTTATGCACCCGACAGACATTGCTAAATTAGACTTGGACAAAGATACTACAGGGCAATATGTGTTCAGACCATTGACTAACTCATTCGGTTTACAAGTATCAGGTATTCCAGTAGTATCTAATACAGGAATGGCAGTAGATAACTTCTTAGTAGGTGACTTCACTAAATCAGCAGTTAGATTCAAAGAAGCTTTAAATATTGTTGCAGGTTATGAGAATGACGATTTTACTAAAAACTTCGTAACTATATTAGCTGAAGCTCGTTTGGTACACAGAGTAAAATCTAATCATTACGGAGCATTCGTAAAAGGTGTGTTTTCAACTTCTAAAACTGCGTTAACTAAACCATAATGCAAGTAGTATTGTTAAAAGATTGGGCGGGTTATAAAAAATCCGCCTTAATTGAAATAACAGACGAAGATGTTTTAAAAGTAGGATTCGAGATAAAACTCTTTGAAAAAGTAAAAGAAAAACCAATAAAAAATGCAGATAGTAAATAAATCATTCTTTAGTAATCAGAATTATATTCATATTCCATTAGCAGTAAATGACCCGAGTAGTTCGGCAAGTAACGCTACGGAATTAGACTATTTATGTGAGAAATTAGAGCGTGAAATATTGATTAATGCGTTAGGTTTGAATCTTTACAACGAGATAAAAGCATTGACTTATGAGACTATCGAGCTTGTTGAAAACCTAAAGTTTAAAAAACTAATTCAAGGTGATGAATATAACGATAAAGTATGGAACGGTTTAGATAATGATGACTCACTTATCGCCAACTATATATATCAACAGTTCGTTACAGATACAGATATTAGACTATCAGCTACAGGGGCTAAGAAAGTTAATTCAGAAAATGCAACCACACAAACTCCAAAATACTTAATAGCAGGTTCGCACCAAAACTTTATAAAGCAATATCAGGGGGAATATTTACAAAGCCCATCGATAAGCGATTATTTTATTGATTGGTACGGGAATGATATAGAAAAGAGTCTTTTTGGTTATTTGATGGATAAACAAGCCGATTTCACAAATTGGAAACCTGAGTTTTTCAAAGTTTACGAAACAAAAAATAGCTTCGGGATATGATAGTTTTTGAAGAGAAATTAAGAGAATTAATTGCATTAATGCCAAGCAATATCAATGCAAATGGCGAGTTCCCTATACGTTATGATTGGGGGACAATTGATGTACTTAATAAATTCTTAATCCTTAAAGAAAACGTTTCAAAATACCCGCTTATTTGGTTGGTAACTTCAAAAGATACAGACGACCTATTAAGAAATCGAGTTACAAGGAATGCACGTTTAGTAATTGCAACACGTTCAAACGATGTTGATGGATTCAATAAAAAGCAATACCAAACAGATTATACCAATATACTTATCCCTGTTTACAATGACTTTATAACACTACTTAATAGTAGTGGAGTATCTAAGATTGTGAATAGTAAGGTAGAAAAGGAACTTAAGCCGAATTACAGTATAAACGATAACGGTAAAGGGTTAGTAACTATATGGAATGCGATAGTGTTGGATTTAGAAATTGAGTTAACAGATAACTGCATAAACAAAGATATAAAATGGCTGAAAAGGTAAAATCATTTATTGTAATAAAGGAAATTACAATTGATAAAAAATACAATGTAGGGGATAAAATAGAACTTACAGACAAAAAAGTAATAGAAAAATTAATCTCTAATAAAATCATAAAATAATGAGTTTAGAAACACAAATCAATACAGTTAATTGCGGTGCTAACGGAGTTCTTGGAACTGGTTTAGCAGGTTGCAGAATTGACAGAAAAAGAGTAACAGCCTTAGGACTTGTTTCAAAAGGTTTTAAATTTGCTCAAATAATCGATAAAGATTATATGCGTTCACTACAACAAGATGGTACGCTTATCATGTTGCAAGGGGTTGTATCATTTGAGGATGCTACTGCAGACGACAATATCATAACACGTGCAGGGTCTGGAATTAAAGTAGTAGCAGGTAAGAATCCTTATGAATATAACGTTACATTTGATAACGGAATTAATTTCCATAAAGCATTGACCTCTTTATCAGGTTACAACTCTTATGACCTTATCTTGTTCGACGTAGACAATACAATGTTTATGACAGTAAACAAATCAAATTCACCAAAAGGTTACACTTTAGGTATGTTTGAAAATGGTAAGTATATGGGTGCTAATGGTACAGACGCTTCAAGTCAAACAGTATCTTTACAATTGATTGATAGAGCTGAAATTGACGAAAGAGCTTCTTGGATTACTTCAGACCAATTAGACTTTTCTTATGGTGAATTGGACGGAGTTAATGAGGTGATTGTATCAGTTAATCCAATAGTTACTGCGTCAACAACTATTGTTGCAAGTGCATTTTTATTAGATAAAACGCATCCTGTAGAGGGATTGTTAGTAGCTGACTTTTCAGTAACACGTAATGGTGTGGCAATCACTCCAAGTTTAGTAGTTTATAATTCAACAACTAAGAAATATACACTTACTGTAACAGCTAATACAACTGCAGATATTGTGACTGTATCTATCAAAGATACTATCTTGACATTGGCAGATGTTCTTTACAAATCAAATACAGCGACTGTTGTAGTTACTGCATAATTAATTTAAAAGAAGGGAGATTAAAACCGTTACTTAATTGTAACGGTTTTTTTTATATATTTGTATAATGTCAATTACTATAAACGATTATATAAAAAACTGCAAGTTTGTCTTATCTAATATCTTAGATGAACAAGAGCGTATTGTATTAGCTAATGAGAATGAAATAGTAAGTTTGAATGTCGATGCGTTTCAAAGTGGATTAGGTAGTGATGGAAAAGTTTTAAAGAATAGCAATAGTAAATTATTCAAGGGTGTTTATTCTTT